GTAAACGGCACTGATATCACATCTAGGGAGCTTGGCAACAGCGAGCAAATAGTTGTAGCGATAGGGTCACAGTTAATTATTGAAGATGGATCTCAAGTTAATAATGCTAATTCATTTGTGACTGATACAGAATATAAAGCCTATGCTGATTTAAGGGGCTTAAATGTTGCCAGTACACAACCAGACAGAGAGGCGCATTTAGTCGCGGCAATGGATTACTTGCAAAGTTTTGAGGGTAATATCCAAGGGGTAAGGACTAGTTCCTCACAACCTCTTTTATTCCCGCGTAGCGGTGTAATATTGTATGGGTTCATAGCGGCGTCCGACAAAATACCTCAAGAGCTAAAGAACGCCCAAATGGAAGCGGCAGTTTATGCGACTTCAGGATCATTATTGATTAACTCGTCTAATAACAATGTTAAGTCTGAACAATTAGATAGTTTACGCGTTGAATACTTTCCAGGTGGCAAAACAACTTCGGTAAACTTGCAGCGGGTCAACGCTCAATTAAGTCATTTAATGAAGTCAACCGATACACTGGTGCGTACCTAATGAGCGTGGCATCGTTTAGGGGTTTAACTAGTACTTTTGTAAAGAGTACGTTTGCGGTTTTTACGCAAGATTTTATAATTCAACAGTTAACCGAAACACCAGACGGGCAAGGCGGTTTTACTGCAACATGGTCAACATTTGCGAGCGTTACCGGTTTTGTTAAAACAGTCACAGCAAAGGAAGCGCAACTTGATGATCATATCCATTCTGAATACCTTAAAAAGTTTAGCTTTGAGTATATTAGCGGCATTAATAACGATATGCGTATTCTTTATGGTGGTGACTATTATAATATACGTTCTAGCGTTTCGATTGCTGACAGTACTATTTGGATTGATATTGTCGCAGATAAAAACACGGCCACATAAAAATGGCGTTAAAAATAACGGGTTTAGCTGAAATTCAAAAAGCACTTGGAAAAGCAGGTGTAAACATGGATGAAGCAATAGACGACGCGGTAAAAGCTACCGCTGTAAAAGTATTAGGCAATGCCACAATGGCAATAAAAGCGCCAAGTATGGGTACATGGGTAACAAGATACACGACAGCGGGAAACCCATACGATCACATAGCAGCCAAAGAGGGCGAAAGCCCCAACACTGACACAGGGCGACTAATTGGGTCTATTGCTTTAGACCACCAAAAGGGGCAAGGCGTGGCGTATGTTGGCACTAATTTAGAGTATGGTTTTTACCTTGAAACTGTATTGAATAGACCTTTTTTAGAACCAGCGCGGCGCGAAGAAATGAAAGGCTTTGATAAACGTGTTAAAAGCGCGATAAACAAACAAATAAAAAAGGCCCGTAAATAATGAATGAAATTTACAGCGCGATATATAACAGGCTAACAAGCCAACTAACAGAAAGCGTATACGACCATGTGCCGCAAGACTTAGACGAAAACAACTATCCTTTTGTACGTGTTGATTCATTAGAAATAAACAATAATGATGTGGACGACAAAACAGGGTTTAGCGCAACCATCCAAATAGTTGGCTTTTCGCGCTATAGAGGTGTTAAGGAAGTTTCAAATATAGCTGATAGCGTGTATAATAGCTTAAACCGTTTTGATTTTCCTGACACGTCAAATTATGGCATATCAGGAATAGAAGAAACATTAAGAAAAATCATTGTACAAAGTGACGGGTTAACTAGAAACAGCGTACAAAGATACGAATTAAATTTTGAACCATTGCCAATTTAGGCAAAATTAACTTATCCATAAGGGGTATATTATGAGCGTAGGAATTGGCATTAAAGGCCGTGACGTAACATTTACATTAGGCGGTGATGCTGTTTTGGGCATTAACTCAAAAGGTATCAGCTTTTCAAATGAAATGCTAGACAGTACAGATGACGCAGCGGGCGGCTGGACTGAATTTGTAGCAACGCCAGGCTTAAAAAGCGCGGAATTTTCTGTTTCAGGTATTGTAAAAAACTTGGAACTGATGAAAGCATATTTTGCAGCTAGTCAGATTTTTGAAGTGGTAAAAACTTACCCTGACGGGTCAACGCTGACTTTTGATGCAGCAATGACGGGCGCACCAAGCTTTTCAGGCGAATCAAACGCGCTAATGACCTTTGAGGCTAGTTTCACATCAAGCGGTGCAGTTGTATTTGTAGCGGGTACTTAATCAATGGCTATGCGTAAAAAGCTAGAATTGAACTGGCAAGGGGTTGATTACCCTTTGCTAGTTACAATGGAAGTTATAGATCGCGTTGAAGATAAAATCAGCGTGGGCAATATTTTAGCTCGACAGTTAACAGGTGATGTGCGCTTTAGTCATGATGCTAAGTTTATTGCTATTGTTTTAAATGAAGCGGGCGCAAGCGCAACACAAGAAAGCGTTTATGAATATATGTTTTCAGATGGCGCGGTATCAATGGAAGAAACCAAAAAACTTTTAGGCTTTATTTTATCGGCTTTTTTTCCTGAGTCGAAAAAAAAAGATTCGTCAGCGAAGAAGAAAAGCAAAGCGAAATAATAGTTGATTACCCGTGGGATCAACTATATCAATTATTAGTCGGTGAATTTAACATCTCACCGACTGACTATTGGAAAATGACGCCAGCCGAAGTCAATTCTATTATTGACGCAAAAAGGCCAAAAGTTATCAACGGCATTCATGAAGACGATCTAGAAGCAATGATGATCCGCCGTCAACAGCTTATAAACGAAGGGGTTAATGTACTTTAATGGCTAATTCTACTATAGGCGCGTTAAACGTAAAGATCAGCGCCGATTCTAAAGGGCTAAACAAAGGCTTAAAAGAAGCGGGCGAAGCGCTAGAAGCCAGCGACAAAAGCCTTAAAAAATCCTCTGTTGAGTTCTCCAAGTGGGGCGCAGCGGGCGCACTAGCAGCGGGCGGTATTGCCGCAGCGATAGTTAAATCTAGTCTCACATCAATTCAAGAGCTAAAAAACACAGCTTACGCCGCGAATACCACCGTCGAGGCTTTCGAGCGTGGCGCATTTGCCGCAGAACAATTCGGTATATCTCAAGAGAAATACGGCGACATTTTAAAAGATGTTAACGATCGCGTGGGTGATTTTCTTGCCACCGGTGGCGGCCCCATGGCTGATTTCTTTGAGAATATCGCGCCTAAAGTTGATGTCACAGCTCAATCATTTAAAGGTCTATCTGGCCAGCAAGCTATGGGCTTGTACGTTAAATCTTTGCAAAAAGCCAATCTTTCGCAGCAGGATATGACTTTTTATATGGAGGCAATGGCTAGTGATTCTACGCGATTAATCCCACTATTTAAAGACAGCGCCAAACAGCTAAAAGAGATGGACAAGCAAGCCAAAGCGCTGGGTATTGGCTTGTCGGATATTGACGTGGCAAATGCCGAGGCCGCATCAAAAGAGCTTAAAAAAGCGAGCGCCCTTATTGATGCTATAGCGTCGCAAGCGGTGGTCGAAATAGCGCCTATTCTTGCAGAAGTGGCGCAGTCGTTTACTGACGCAGCTAAAGAAGCCGGCGGCGCTTCGGTATTAATCAAAGATTCAATAGAGGATGTTGCCGACGTATTAAACGCAGTGCTTATTGTTGCCATTGGACGTTACACAGGCGCAACGATAGCAGCAACAGCCGCAACCATTGCCGACACTATAGCTACAGCTAAAAATGCAGCAGCGAAAGGCGCACAGGCCGCAGCAACTAAAACAACAGGCTCATACCTCACAGGATACACAGTAGCGCAAACCACAGCGACAAGGGCAGCGGTGGCGGGTACGGTGGCAATGAATGGGTTGCGCGGCGCAATGGCTTTTTTAGGTGGCCCAATTGGTGTCGCAGTGATGGCAGGGCTTGCGATCTACTCATTTGCTACAGCAGCAGAAGAAGGCGCAGACAAAGCCAAGATTAATGCCAAAGAGGTCAATAATTTAACAGGTAAATACGAAGGGCTTTCAAGGGCAGCAAGAGCGGCAACGCTTGCAGGATTAAACAACGAGATGCAAGCTTTACGCGGGCAAAGCGTCGATCTATCAGCAGAGTTAGCCAAAGTTAACAAGAAACTTAAAAAAGAAACAGGAGGACAGCTCTATTCATCGGCAGCAGCGCGGGCGGCTATATTAAAAAAAGAAATAAAGGCGATCAATGGCCAGCTTGATAAGCTTGCAGCTAAACAAGCTGTATTAGTTAAACCAATCGACACAAGCGGGTTTAAGTCGCAAACCGTGGGCGGTGAAGAAGTCGAAACAAGCGTAAAACCTGACCTTGAACAAGACAAACAAACGCAAGCATTTATCCAAGCTTTAAAAAATAGATTTAAAAGCGCTGAAACTTTAGAAAACGAGCGTTATACTGCTGAACTAACAAGATTGCGTTCAAGTTATACGGATAAAAACAATTTAACGACAGAGCAACAAGCGCTTGAAGCAAGTATGTTACAAGAGCACCAAGCCAAAATTAAAGAAATAGAGGGCAGTGAGGGCGCTTATTTAGAGCAGTTAATCACCCGTTTTGCTAGCGCTGAAGAGTTAGAGCAGCAGCGCTATAATTCAGAATTAGAGCAACTAGCAGCGCACTACGCGAACAAAAGCGAGTTAACAGCAGAGCAAACAGCACAGCAAAATGATCTAGAGCAACAGCTTTTGTCTGAGCATTTAGACGCAATGGCCGCGATCAAGGAAGAAAACGAGGGCGGCGACGATTCTGCCGCCCTGCTTGAAATGATCGGTTTAGGGTATATTGCCGAAGAACAGCTATATATAGAGCATTTACAGCGCAAGCATGAAATATTATTGCAAGCACTGGAGCAAGGCAAAATAACACAAGAAGAATATGACGCGGAAAAAATCAGGATGACAAAAGCCACAGAGGACGCGCAGAAAAATATTTTGATAGGCTCAGGGAAAGCTATTTTAGGCTTTTTAGCGACTAACAGTAAGAAAGCGGAAAAAATACAAAAGGCGGCGGCAATAGTGCAGGCGGTGATCGCGGGCAAACAGGCAGTTATAGAAGCCTATAGATCCGGTATGCAGACACAGGGGCCTTGGGCACCTGTTGTAGCCGCAGCTTATTCAGCAGCAGCACTGGCGAACACAGCAAGCCAGATCGCAAGCATTAAAGGCGGCGGCAAGTCAATGAGCGGCATGTCAGGCGGTAGCGGAGGTAGTACAGCAAGCAGCAGCCCAGCGGATGCCAGCGCGACGCAATCAGCGCCAGCGCAACAGGAGCAAGCAGCTAGAAGCATAAGCGTTGATTTTCAAGGTTCGGGCGGTTTACTTAACACTGAGCAAGTGAGAGAATTAATACAACAAATAAACGAGCAAGTCGGCGACGGTGTTGATCTTGCGGTAACAGGGGTTTAACAATGGCGATCACACCAGAAACACCAGGCGGTATTAACCCGCCTAATGATTTATCAAGCGAAGCAGCTAGCAGCGTAGCAGCGCCTAACACTTTATCAAGTGAAAGCGTGGCTAGCGTAGCAGCACCAAACACGCTAACAAGTGAAAGCGCGGCTAGCATAGCAGCACCAAATACTTTATCAAGTGAAGCGGTGGTTAGCGTGGCAGCGCCTAACACTTTATCAAGTGAAAGCGCTGGCGCGGTGGCAGCACCAAATACTTTAACTAGCGAAAGCGCGGCTAGCATAGCAGCACCAAACACGCTAACAAGTGAGTCAGCGGCTAGTGTGGCAGCACCAAACACTTTAACAAGCGAAACAGCGGTTAGTGTTGCAGCACCAAATACTATTGGCGCAGTAGCGGCAGCGGCTTTGCCTCGGACACTAACGCCGATGTTAAAGCTTAATTTTGCACATGATAGTTACCAGCAAAACGGTACGGCTAAAAGCTTGCTAGATATTGTCACTTACTCAAGAGCGTCAAGCGCAACATTTATTAATAGACAGTTGAACCAATACGGTCAATACGAATATTTTGTCGATACTGACTACGTGGGCGATGTTGAAAATTTACTGACTTATTCAGAGCAGTTTGATAATGCAGCTTGGGTTAAAACGGGGAATATTACAACGGAGAAACAAAGTTTTAAAGCGCCGTGCGGCTCTGATGTTTATTTGGTTAATGATAAAGATACTACAAACGACAACGGAAAAATAAATCAAACATTGTCGGTAGCTAATGACCAAGTAACAAGGGCGTTTAGTATGGAGCTAAAAAAGGGCAATAGAGATACAGTATCTCTATATGCTTTTTATACTGGTGGTGCAACGGTCACAACTCCTATTACTGTCAATCTGTCAACGGGGGCAGTGATTTATGGCGAGGGAACTGTCGTTCCAGTCGGCGATGGATGGTACAGAGTAACAATATTGAGTACTAACAACCTATCAGGTAATACGAGCGCACAAGTTAGATTATATCCCGGTACGACGGCGGCTTCTGAAACGGGAAATGTTTATGCATCAAAAGCACAGTTTACAGAGTCAACAAAAGCTTTGCCGTATGTTAAAACGATTGACGCGCCAGCGACAAAAGCATTTACTGAAACGGTGCGCCGCGAGTATGACCCAGAAACGGGCGAAAACTTAGGCGCATTAATTGAGGGCGGCAGTACTAATCTGCTAACGAGATCAGAACAGTTTGATAATTCAGCGTGGGTTAAATCAAGCACAACAGTAACAGCCAACGCGACGAAAGCACCAGACGGAACAATGAGCGCGGATAAATTAACCCCTTTGGGTAGCGTTTCTTACGGTGTTTACCAAACACCAACAGTAACAAGCGGTCAAGAACATACTTTTAGTGCATACTTTAAAAATATTGATAGTGCGCAAACGCTTTTTCGTGGGTTAACTACTAATAAATATGTATATATAAACTGGACAGGCAACACGATCACGTCATTAAGCGGTATGACCAGCGGCACAACAGCGAGCTATAAAAAAGTAGGTGATTTTTACAGAGTTGATCTAACTTTTACAACAGCAAGCACGACCGAGCAATGTATTATTTATCCTGACAGAGCAAACGGCACAGGATCGGTTTACGCTTGGGGCGCACAGCTTGAGCAAAAACCATTTGCCACAAGCTATATTCGCACAGAGGGCGCGGCGGTTAGTCGTTCGGCTGATGTTTTGAGTGTTGATAACTTTTCGTTACCAAGTGAAGGCAGCGCATCGGTAACCGCTGATTATATCGGGGGATCTGATTTAGCGCCTACTTACAGAAACGCCATGTCTATAGATGACGGAACAAGCGCAAACAGGATGCAATTTTATAACGGCGCAGGACAACCAAACTATGTATATATATCAGCAGGAGGCACAGCGCAAGCGAGTATATCAACAGGCGCAGCGACAGATCAAGCGACAACAGCAACGCTGACATTTAAGCCTAATGATTTTGTTTTATATCGTGACGGGGCGCAAGTCGGTACAGGTACAAGCGGTTTAATACCTGTTACAACTAAAATCAATATAGGGTCGGCGTTTAATGGCGCATTCCAACTATTCGGCCATATAGCAGAATTCAGCACATACAACACAGCGTTAACAGCTCAGGAGGTATCATTATTATGATCCAGTACGTTATAAAACTACCAGAGAATACAGACATAAACCTTTTAAGCGAGGAAGCGCAAGCAGCTATACAAGCATTTAAAGGTCAATTTCCATCGGGGCAGCTTATAGGCTCGCAAGCTGTTGACGGGTATGAACTAAGGTTAATCATGGCGGATATTGACGGCGAACAGTTTAACGAGGTTTTAACCAAAGGTTACTCAGTTATTGATGAAGAAGGCGAAGAAGTGCTGATTGATCTGGGTTTAGATTGGGAGATATTGGCAGAAGAAAAAAAGCAGATCGACCAAACAAAACTGTTGCCTTATATGTTAGATCTGCCGGTATTCGACGAAGAAGGCGAGCAAACAGGAAGCGAACCCGTAACAGACTTAACAGATAACCTACAAACATTCGCGGGTAAAAAGTGGATCTATTAAATGATTAATTCAATTATTGAACCAACAACAAACGCGCGTAATGCGCGTATAGGCTATAAAAATTTATTAGTCGGCACAACCACAAGCGAAGCGGCGGTTATGCTCATTCCTAACACTTACGAGCGATATAAGCCGACGTCAGGTAGTAAAACCATCAAGTTTCAACTAACAGCAAGCGCAACTGTTGATTTTGTTGGTATAGCAGCGCACAACGCAGGAACGCACGATAGCGGCACAAGTATTATTATAAAATATGCTGCGACCGTTGGCGGCGCGTTAACTACTATTGACGTAATGGAGTTCGACGAAGAAAACAACGCCAAAATGATTAACTTTGATCCAGTGACAGCGGCAGAAATTGCGATCACGTTTACAACGTCAACGGCAGGGCTTGAGCTTGGGGTGATTTATGCGGGAGAAGCGCTAGAGATGGAGCGCCCTATTTATGGCGGGCATAACCCAATAGATTTATCAGCCGAAACAGATTACCAAAACACCAGAAGCGAAAGCGGAAACTTTTTAGGGCGTACAGTCATTAGGCGCGGCGCTGAAACAAGCTATCAGTTTAAACACTTGAGCGATGAATGGATCAGGCAAAGTTTTAAGCCTTTTATGAAGTCAGCGATCAAACACCCGTTTTTTATAAAATGGCGGCCTGATTTATACCAAGCTACCGCGTTCGGGTTTACTACAAAAGATATTAAACCGTCGAACATGGGCGGCGGTAGTCGTTTAATGCAAGTTAGCTTTAACATACAGGCGCACCAGGATATATAACTAATGAGCTATGCAAATAAAAAGAAAGAGATCGGCCGCGAACACTTATACATAGTTGAGCTATTAACAGATTATTGCTTTTTAACGCATGGTACATCGCCATGCGCCGCAACTGGTACGGGTGACGCGAAATGTTATAACACGCTTGAGAGTTGTCAAGATCCGCAAAATTTCACAAAAGAAACGGCTCGCGGTGTATATCGTTTTTATCAAAGCAGATCACCAGCGCCTATCAATATTTCGAGTGGTTTAGGCGGCAATTGCGACGCAATACCAAGCTTGCAAAACGTGAGCATTTCACCGTCTAAAATAGATATAGGCGGCGGCTTAGGTGTTCGCGCGAGTGTTAACTGCTCTTTTGTAGATCACCCACATTCTGACATTGGCGCAGACAAATACCTAAATGATCGTACCTATATAGCGTCAGATCGTGGCAGCTTTTGGACTAAATTCAGAGCAAGGAACCCTAACTACCAGTTCAAAGAAATGCGGGTGTTGTCAGGTTATCTTGTAGATGGGGTTTTTGACAGCGCAAACTTCGAAACGCGTTATTATGTTATTGATAAAATGACCGTTACCGGTGGCAAGTGTACCATTACCGGTAAAGATCCGTTAAAATTAGCAAGCAGTGAAAAAGCGCAAGCGCCCACACCAAGTAAGGGCCAATTACAATCAGACATCACGGCAGGGGCAACAAGCGCAACATTAACCCCCGCGGGCATTGGTAGCGAATACGCGACAAGCGGTAAAATATTGATCGGCTCGGAGGTTATGGAGTTTACCCGCAGCGGTGACAACTTAACGCTAACACGCGGCCAAAATAACACTGTAGCGGTTGAGCATGGCGCAAATGATACAGTGCAACAATGCTTGGAGTACACAAGCGAGCAAGTACACGATATAGTTTATGATTTACTAGTTAACTATGCAGGGGTTAACACTGATTACATCACAACTGCGCAACTACAAGCTTGGCAAAGCGAAGCAGACACGTATTTAAGCGGGTTATTGAGCGGTATTATTGTAAAACCGTATGATGTAAACAAGCTATTAAAAGAGTTATCCGAGGCAATGCCGCACTATTTATGGTGGGATGAAAAGCAGCAATCAATACAGTTTACTGCTTTAAAATCACCGCCTTCAAGCGCTAATGTTTTAAACATGGATGAAAACATAATAAAGCTTACAACGACCGATAAAACAGAGATGCGAAAATCAACTGTCTTTGTGAACTTTGGGCAAATTGATCCAACTAAAAAACTAGATGAACCCGGCAACTATTTACAATCACATGCGCGTGTTGATACTGATTCCATAGCAAAATATGGATCAAGCGAAGTTAGAACCATAAACTCGCGGTGGATAACCAACACAAACAAGGCCGCAGCTTTACAACTTGCAAGCTTAATTGGCAGGCGGTTTGCTAATCCACCCAGAGAAGTTGATTTTAGCTTAGATGCAAAGGATTCTGATGTTTGGGTCGGTCAGTCTTTATCTGTCAATCACAGAGACATTACAGACTTTTCAGGCGCACCAGTTGACACAATATTCCAAATTATCAGCTCGAAAGAAAGTAAAAACTTTGATTATAAAGGCTTGGAGTTTTTATATGGTGTTGCTTTGCCAGAGGATGAAGGAGGCAGCGAACCAGGTGTTACATTAGTTATTATCCCGCCTGACTCTAAAAACATTAATTTAAGGACGGTTTTTGAGGTGGATAATTTGCCGCCTACAGGCTCAACTATTGCCAAATTTGTTTTACAAAATGGATCGGTTGTTGGCTCAACGTCAACAAGCGCATTTGGCCTTGATACAGGTTCGTGGCCCGCTGGCGCAACAGTTAAGCTTATTATTGATAGCGGCGCGTATATTGTCGGTAAAGGCGGCGACGGTGGCACAGGTTCGGGCAACGGGTTTAGCGGCGGCGATGCCATCATATTAAACCATGCTCTAACGCTTACAAATGGCGGCGTTATTGGTGGCGGTGGTGGCGGCGGTGGTGCGGCAGAATCAACAGAGCCGGGTTTTAGTGGTCAGGTTAGCGGCGGCGGCGGTGCGGGTTATGAGGTCGGTTTTGGGAATGGTGGAGCTGACAACGGCACACTTGAAAACGGCGGCGAAGGTGAAAGCACCCAAGATATAACAGCATTAGCGGGCGAAGGTGGTGACTTGGGTCAATCAGGTTCTGCCGGTATCGGCAATATCACAGGGGCGGGAGGAGCGGCTGGCTTAGCTATAGATAAAAACGGCTATACATTAACGCAAACTATTACCGGCAGCGATATACGCGGCAATGTAATCCCGTAAACGATAAAAGCGCCTAGTTAGGCGCTTTATTTTTTGGTGTTAACCAAGCTCTTTGATGTTCGTCAACTGTCATGTAAAACTCATCAACAGCGTTAACTTCGTCGTGAAGTGCGGTTATTTGCTTTGCTAGTATGTCGTTTTCAACCACTAACATTTTTATCAAAACAAAGCTGTCATCTATAGTTATTTTGTTTTGTTCGTATTCGCTAATAAGCGTATTTAATAAATCAACATCTTGTGTCATAATGTAATTCCTTACTTCGGTTGTTTAAAGTTTTGCTGGCGAATAATACCGCCAGCTTTTTTTACTCATAATTTAATAAATACTCATCTTCTAGCGCTTTTTGCTCTTTTAATATTTCAATTTTACGCCGACTTTCTGAGCGGATTATTTTTTGCTCTTTTTCGTTTTTCTTAAGCGCGGTCTTAAGCATAACTTCTCGATCAATTTCGCGCTGTAAATATTTATTAATTCGTTCTTGTGTTGTCATTGTTTATACGCTCCTTAGCAATATTAAAATAGTTTTCGTCTAACTCTATACCGATAAAATTACGGTTTAAGTTTTTAGCGGCAACGCCTGTTGAACCACTACCCATGAAAGGATCAAGTATTGTTTGCGCTTCATTACTGAACTTTTCTAACAAGTACTGCAGTAAAGCTACTGGCTTTTGTGTTGGGTGTAATTTATTGCCAGTTCGATTAAACTTTAAAATATTAGGGTCGCGCTTACCGTTTATAAATCTACGTCCTTTCTGTATAAAAATAATCATCTCATACTTTGGCGCAAAGTCAGCTTTTAAATCACCCATGCTAGTGTTGTTCTTTTCCCATACAAGCACATTCTTTATTTTAAATTTTTGCTCTAGTGCTTGTTTGAATTTATCAATATTATGAAAGCTACAAAAAACATAATGCGCTGTATTGTCTGCAGCAACTCTAAACAACTCATTTACCCAAACATCAAGCCAACTTAAATCTTTGTCGTTTTTTATCTTGCTGTATTTCTCTTTTCTATGGTTACTCTGAAACTCCATACCATAAGGAGGATCAGTTAAAATCATATCAATAGATCCGCTTTCTATTTCTTTCATTCGTTCCAAGCAATCACCTTGTATTAAGTTAATCATTGTTTATTCCTTAACTGCTTTTATATATAAAGTTTTAGATCGTCCATTCTTTACGCGTTTTGTAATTACTTTTCGCTTACACTCCAGTAATGCCACAGTGCGCTGAACAGTCGCGCGGCCGTAACTTGTTTTGTCGACTATAAGTTTTATAGTAATAAAACCGCTGTAGCTACTAATCACTTTTAACACAGTATCAAGAGCTAATTGGCTGACATTACCTGCTAGCGGTTTGGCCCTTACTTTTCGACTAGCTGGTATATGATTTGTATTAGTATATATTTTTTTTATTGTTTCCGCTGTTAGCATTTTGTTACCCCTTTTAAAATATGTTTGATAACTTCCATCGTCCAAGCATTGCCCGTCATTTTGTAAAGCTGTGTGTTGCTGATACCAGCGTTTAACAGTGTGTTAATATGGCTTTCTGGCACTGTTTGGAGTCTCATACACTCGCGCGGTGTTAGTTTTCTTATTCTGTAATCCGTATCTAGTATTGTTTCAAAAAAACTTCTTGCGGCAGTTAGGCAGTTTGCTTTTTTGTGGCTGTGTGACTTATACATTTTTGATTTGTTGCACCTAGCGCTAGTATCTCTCCCTTTTGCGCGACTAAGCTCCTTCCTTAGTTGTTTGCCTAGCTCCGTTCTTGTTTCGTAGAAAGAGAATGGCGGCTTGGTTGACAAGTTGACCTCGATATCTTTAACTCCGTCCTGTTTTATTATCAAAAAATTACCATTCCATGATGCGAATTGACGGGTGGTCATTGTTATAGCCTTATCATTAAAATTAGTTATACAGCTATATGACTTTAAAACCTGCTTGTCTATATTATTAAAAAACCATTTATGCCAGTTGTCAGATTGATTCTCAAAATCTGGGTTCAACTCAATAATATCTTTGAGCAAAATACCTTTATCTTCAGGCTGTTCAACTTTAAAATTTGTCCAGTAATATCTATTGCGATTTTGAGCAGATACTAGGGCGCTATTAATTAAAATTTTATGAACATGACCAAGTGCATTTTCAGTGTGGGTTGTAATATACTGCTCGAATTCTTTTTTCATTTTTACGTTTTCAATCATAAAGTGCGCTTTCGGGTTGTGATGTTTAACATGCTTCATAATGTCTAGCATGACCCAGAACAGCATCCCGCGCTCGTCTTTGTCGCCTAACTGTTTGCCAGCCATTGACCAAGCTTGGCAAGGAAAGCCGCCAGTTACTAAGTCAATACTTGACCAATCGATACCCCATTCGCGCCATTTTGTAACATCGCCCATACTAATAGTGTTAGGGTATAGCGCGTTTGTCGCCTGGTTGGCGTACTTGTCGATCTCACTACTGTAATAATTATTAACATTAATGTTTAGCGATTCCAGCGCCATGTGGCCTACAGACATCCCATTGAATAAACTTAATACATTCATTCCTACTCACTCCAATCTAGGCAAAGGTGTTTATGTTGATCAAACATGATTTCAAACTGATTAGCCTTTGCTATATCTTGCTTAAGCTTGTCTTTCTTTCCTGCGCGTATGCGGTACTTTAACGCGTTAAACAGACAAGCACCCCGCCATTGCTCAATAGTTAAATTTCTGACTATTATTTCAACCGTTTCATAACCTAAAAGCTGATAATGACTAGGGCTTTTAACCATGTCGGCGCTTTTATCTTTTGGCGTTGGTGCGGCTTCGGGCTTTGGTGTTAATGTGCCTAAAATATAACCGCTAACAGGAACCCACTCTTTAGCGGGCACATCCCAACAAAAAATCTTGTGGCTATAAGCGCCTTGCAGATAGCGTATCCAGGGCGGGTTCTCCGGGTCATTATCGTAATGAGTAGCGCCTTCGGGGGCTGCGTTCCAGTTTATTTTTAAATCAGTCATTTTTTATTCCTTGTTGGCTTCAATTATTGCTAAGCAGATGGCTTTTTGTGGGTTATCATCTAGCCATTGAGCAGCACAAGTTTTATAATCAACTTGTCCATCAAACGTGTAAACATCTACAGATGATGCACACCAACAACCACTAGACATAGGCGTTAATTCAATATTATACTTAACCATCAGGTCAAAGCACAAAGCTTTGTCTTTCAGGGGGCTGTATATTTTCCAGTTTGCCCCGTCGCCAAACTCAAGCTGGGCGCACATATTTACAGACCAGTCCTCGCACTTGGTAAATTCGCCCTCAATCTCTGCAATACGCTTGCATATTTCTAAGTCATTCATTTTTTTTATTCCTTTTTAAATTTCACAGATGCGGCAACCGTGGTTGCTTTCATCCCAACGCTGGCCGATTTTGGCAGTAAATACGCTTTTGTTAATTTCTTTTTCAATGATCTTTACGTCTATTAGTTGTTTTTTGCCGAAGTCATCATGTTCAAAGGCTTTTATTTTCCATTTGTCGCCCGATGCTAGACAGGGAAAACAACCAACGCGATCAAAACCTTGATCATATAAAGGGTTGTGTTCGCCGCTCAGCAGCTCCATTACCTCGCTTGTGGTCCAATCTACAATAGGGAGGCGATACCTCACGCCATTTTTGCCTAGATATTGAGGGTATTTTTTAAGTACTTCATGGGGTAAATATAATTCATCAGGATCTTTATAAGCGTAACGCTTTGATCGCTCTGAGCTTTCATCCGTTCGCATACCATACCAGACTTGCACAGGGCCGTTTTTCTCGGAATACTCTTTTAAAAAAATACGTGTTTCTCTAATTTTTAGTTCGTCGGTACAGTGCCTAGCCCCACCGCCTGGGAATCTTTTGTACTTTCGTGTTTTTTCCAGTACGCTGCCGCCGCATACGGTGTACATATCAACACTATAGATATTAGATATTTTCTTAATGTGTTCGTATGTTAGCGGGTGTTCGTATTTTGTATCACAAAATAAACCTAATACATTTTCAGGGCCAAACTTCTTAACGGCTAATTTCATGCAAGCTTGGCTGTCTTTGCCACCGCTAATAGGTACTATACAATTTACTTTTTTCATCTTGTTTATTCCTTGTTAATGGCCGCAGCCGTATATTGATAATTCGCCGTTTTTTCTTTCCACTACTACATAAGGCCAAGTGCCTGATTTATTTAAGCCGCCCGATGGATCTTTAACGCTTAACCAAGCGATCACAGGATCGCACCCTTGAAAAAAGTTACCGGGTTGATTGTTCTTTGATTCTCTCACCACTAGCATATCTTCAAGCACTGTCGGCGCTAATGTCGCGCCTAGTCTGTTGGCGTATTCTGTTAATGTTTCCATTTTGTTTCCCTCTTTTTGAATATGCAGTTAATTTAACGGTTAGCTATTATCTTGTCAAGCGTTTATTTACTCTTTTTATAAAATCCCTTAACGCACAATTAGCGGCAAAGCCTGCGGAGTTTTGTTTTTTGTGTTCTATAAGCTCATTATCAAACGCTTTTTGATACGTGTCTTTATACCCTTGCCATGCCTTTTTTTTATACTCAATATGAGGTAGCGTGGATATCTGTTTGCTCACCCATTTTTCATCATGGCTGTTCATTAATCCACACCTCTAAAGCCTCTAACGCGCCCGTACAGCCGCGAGCGACACAAGCAAAGCCGCCTAACCTGTCAACGCTTTCAAGGTAGGCTATTTGCTCTTTGCTTGGCTTACTGCTTTTGCTATGTGTTTTTAGTTCACAACAAAAGGACGGGCAGCCATGTATAAAAATATCACTCGCGCCTTTAATCATTCCCTCGCTTTTTTGTTTTTGTGTTTGCGCTATGTTCCTTTTTCCCTCGTTCCTGATGTGGGTCGCAACTTTGGCAATCTCTGGATAATGTCTTTTTATATAATTAAAAAAAGTTATCATCTCTGCACTTTCAGTTGGTTGTTTACCTTTTTTTGTTTCGCCAAAATAATGGATCATGGTTGTTTATCCTCTGGTGCGTTGTGAGCTGTCACTTTGAAAAAATCACCCTCTTTTTTACTTGTGATAGTTGTTGGCATTCTACCGTGACCTTTATTTAGTGCTGATAAAAACAGATCAATACTTGGCGCAACTTTACCAAAAACAGCTATACATAAGTTATTCCACAAATGCTGTGCAAACATGCTTTTACTGTCTGGTGAATACCAAGCTGAAAAACTTCTGTACTCTGTCGTGTAGTCTACTCTCAGTGTTTTATTGCCTGCTTTGCTGTGCCATTCTTGAGCGTACCATGTTACAACTTTGTCACAACTTCTTTGATGTGGGCTGCTTTTCATGCGTTTAAATTCTATTTTTAGCTTTTCATTTGGATCAACCAGCTCTGCTTTACATTTTGAACAGTAACGGGCGGCAATATCGTTCTCATGATCACATTCAGAGCAAGCTTTAAAAGACCATCTACCGGCACATCGTTCATATTTGCCTTTGATTATTATTTCACTTGTGCAACGTCTACCAAAGTGCGCTGGCATTTCTTGCGGCTCTTCTGCATCCGTTGTTATTCTCTCACCAAGCAGATCAAGAAAATAACCGTTTTCATCAACTTCTAAGCGATCAGGGTTTGGTCTTGCTGAAAATTGATTAAGAACGCCGCAGCATTCGCAAGCAGCATCAATAAGAACTTTCTTAGATCCACTGGCAGCAACTGTTATTTTTGGCTCAAATAAATTGTCCTCTAGCTCGTGGCGCTCTATATTTTCCGCAAAGTCTAATATTAAACAATCTTTTTTATTGTCAGCTAAGCGTAAGCCGCGGCCTATTATTTGTTGAAAAAGACTAGGGCTTTCGGTAGCTCGCAATACTGCTACAACGTCAACATGAGGAGCATCAAAGCCTGTTGTTAATACTGACACATTAACTAGATATTTAAACTTTTGCTGCTTAAAGTCGTTTATTATTTTCTCTCTGTATGCTTTTTTTGTTTTTCCTGTAATTAAAAAACTGTTTTCCTCTGGTAGGCTTTGAAGCACTTCATAGGCATGTTGTATTGTAGCAGCAAAGAACATTACCCCTCTTCTATCCCTGCTAAACTCTACCACTTGTGCCACTATGCCCGCCGTTTTTCGTCCTTGCCCCTCGAAAGCCTGTTCAATTGTCGCTTGGTCAAATTTACCATTACTTTTTATTTCTAGGTTTTCAGTATTGTAGCCCTCGCATATATCAGCCACCGGTTGAGTTAAAAAGCGTTGATCAATAAGTTCCTGCGTTTTTACTTGATAAAGCAAACGTGTAAAATACGGGTTTATTGTTTGATCTTCATCTACTGCCTTATTGTCTTGATCGATGCGGTAGATATAGCCCGTTTTCATGCGGTAAGGCGTAGCAGTTAAGCCAATTACTCTCAGTTTTGGGCTATGCTCTTTCATAGCCATTATTATGCTTTTAATGGTCGGTGTTATTTCGTGGGCCTCATCAATAACAACGGCTGAAAATTGCGCTCCAAACTTTTCAATACTATTCAACACAGACAAAGGCGAACCAAAAACAACACAATGTTTTAGCTCTTTTTTTCCTGCACTTGCGCTAAATATTGAAGCGGGTTCGCCGTAGGCTAGATATTTCTCTCTATTTTGTGTCACTAGCTCTTTTGATGGTGCCAAGCATAAAACTTTTTTATTAGATTTGTTTTTGATCCATCTTGCCACTTCTGCAACAATAAGCGATTTACCCGCGCCTGTCGCTAACTCTAGCAAACATGGATCATAACATTTACTAATAAATTCAGTTGTAGCATTCACCGCGGCTTGTTGGTATGGGCGTAGTTTAAATGTCATCTAACCCCCCAACTGGTTTTACTTTCTGTTCTATACTGCTCTAGATCTACATTTTTTAATTCTGGGATCTTGCCGTATTGTACCGCCCCTTTGCGATCAATAGGGTATACAAGCACCCCGCTAATATTGGTTTTTTTGCTGTCAGCTATTGTTATGAATTCTTTTTTTAGCTCATCCAGTCGCGTTTTAATTTCCTTTTCTTGCGCTTTTAATTGCCTGTATTCATCGGCTAATTTAACGGCCTGTTTGTTCTGCACTAAATCTGCTAAATGCTTATCAGGGCTTTTTAATTCAACCAAAAAAGAATCATAAAACTTTTTTAGCTTTGGTAAATTTTCGCTTAGCCATGTGCTAGACAACTCTATTAATTCAATACGTGATCCAACGCTTGACCATTGGTAGAAATGACATTTCTTGCGCCCTGTGCAGTACATTTCTATTTGTGTTTGCGCGTAGTAATGCGGTTGCTCACTAATACTTTTAAAATCGTTTTTATCGCGTTTACCATAGGGGCATTTTATTTCTAACACAGCATCATCATTGATTAAACCGTCAGGACTAGCACCAAGCCATTCTAATTCATTGTGAACATGAAAACCCGTTTCAGTGACGTTTAGCCCCGTCTCCATCTCAAAGTCTGCCTGTGCATACGGCTCGAATTTTGTGCCGTATTCTGTCGCTATATTGCCCTTGAATTCACTTTCAGCGCCTAGCGCGTCACGCACCATCGCCCGCATGACATCGGCAGGCTTACGAAATGGATCACAACCGAGGATCGCGCCAATGTTAGAACCTGTTATTTTTTTCTGTCTTTGTTTAAACCACTCTGGAGATCTTTGTTCAATCATAATTTTAAAAAAGGCCAGTTATTAGCTAGCCTTTTCGCTTGTTAAGTTAGTTTTTAATTTTAAAGTCCGTTTGCAGTTAACCTGTCGACTATGCACTTTGTTACTTCTACCATTGAAGCACTGTCTAAGACTCTATCGTGATCATCGTTCCAACTGTTAACCCCTCTTAGTGTGTCCATGTATACAACTATATGATCGCGGTAATTCTCTGGAACTACACTTAAAAAACACTCGAATTTATCTTTCATTTTTTATCCTCTTGTTAAGTTAGTTTTTAAAAGCCGATATCATCATCAAAATCGATGCTCATTGGTGCAGCTTGCTGTTGTTGCTGTTGCTGCTGTTGTGGTTGGCTCGCAGCGTTTAACGGGCTAACAGCTTTGATCCAGTTGCCCTTTTTATCGTTGATTTCCCAGATCGCAACAACTACAGCCATTGGCTTATTCGTTAGGTTCAAACCAAGTGCCATATCATCGGGCATCACGCCATTTGCTAAAAGTTTACCGCCTGCGTTGCTGTCAATAGCAGCGAGCATTGTTTTAGCCTTGTCTGCTTTTGTCGTGTTGTCATCTAGTACGCGTACTTTTTGGAAGATCTTGCGGCTTTTATATTCGCCGTCAATAACCATCCAACGGAGCGAGATATAACGATCGCCGTCGTATTCATCCCATTTAGCTTCATCAATAAGCACTTTTAATTGTGTATTGTTAGGGATTGGCTCAAAGTCGCCGCCGCCTAGATCGAATGATTGGTTAGTTTGGATCGCTTGGTTGTCGCTAGTAGTGAAAAAGTTCATAGTTTATAATCCTGTAATAATTGTTTTAAATGGGTTTTCGTTTTGTGTGACTGTTAGATCTTCGGTTATTCCAAAGCGGTTTTTACTCACGTTTGCCGCCGTTGCTGTTACTGATAACAGTCTTGTGCCGTCAGAAATTGCTTTCTTTTTGTCGCCATCTCCTTTTAAGAATGTGCTTAGTTTTAAAAATCCAACAATGTCAGCATCATCAACATATGGAGCAGTTGATTTTTTACCAAGGCGCAAATTATAGCGCGTGTACGGTTCACCATCGGGCAGATCAATAGTCTCAGTGTCAGCATGTGCAATAAATACTATGTGCATATTTTTATTATTATTTAAAATACCGCAAGCTTTTCTTAATCGACCATGCAGCGCAGCGACAGCCGTTAACCCTGCACCATAACCTCCTAAAGCTTGGTTAATAGATTTGGGGTTTTTAGGGTCTGTCTCCACTATATGATCTATAAATAAACGCTCTAGCGCTGTCACAGAATCAATAACAAGTGTTTTGTATTCGTGTTCCTCGCTAATAAGTGCTTTTAATTGCCCCCATAGATCATCAACTTTACCGATAACAGGAAAGGCGTCAGGGCGTGTGGCCTCTGGTATAGCTTGTAATCCGTCCTCAGCGCGAATAAAGATAGGGTTGGGGAATGTTGAAGCAAGGCTAGTCTTACCTAATCCCGCATCACCTAGTATTGTAGCAATAACAGATCTATTTTCTGGCTTGCTAATTGTTGAAAGTAACGACATAAATTGTCTCCTTTGTTTTTTTCTTACTTTTCGAGAGCTAGATTATAGTAATATTTTGTTGCCGTCAATAATAAATTGTTATAATATTCTAATTAATTTCAAAAACACAATAAATAAGGGCGCACAATGAAAGAGATATTAAAAGACGTAGTTAAGCGGTTACAAGACAGAAACCTAACCATAGTTTCAGAAAATACAGGTATTAGCTATAACACATTAAAAAATATAAGGGATGGCATTAACACTAACCCAACAATAAACACGTTAGAAACAATCAGCAACTACTTGAGAGGGTAAACAATGTTTAAGGAATATCATGAGGCAGGGTATAGGGTTTTTGGCTTATATGGCATGAGTAAAGGCGTTTGCGAATGCGGCAACAATGAATGCGAGGCATTTTATAAACATCCAAGGGTTAGCAACTGGCAACATACGCCGCGCTGGTCTGACGATCAGATCGCTTGCATGGAAATGACAGGACAGGTTAGTACAGGCTTTGGCGTTTTGTGTGACGGTTATTTGATTATAGATATAGATCCGCGCAACGGTGGCAACGAGGGCTATGCTCAACTAGTAAAAGATACAGGCATTGACTATAAAAAACATTCTGCTTTTGTTGTCGCTACCGGTGGCGGTGGCTGGCATATATATTACAAACATGAGGGCGCAGAGCGTTTACATAGCCACTTAAAAGCTTACAAAGGCATTGATTTTAAAAGTTCTGGTTTTGTCGTGGGCGCAAGTTCACGCCATGCAAGCGGTAATATATACGAAGTGGAGGAGGGTTTTTGTGACGAAGTAGAACCGTTGCCGCAGGTGCTTTTTGATTTGCTAGTCAAAAAGGTAACAGTTAAGAAAGAATTTTGCGCTATTAGTGACGAAGTAACAGCAGAAGAAATACAAGAGTATTTATCATTTGTACCATGTGCTGATGTCTATGAGGATTGGATCGAAATAGGGATGATCATTCATGAATCCCTTGGTGACGAAGGTTTTCAAATTTGGGATAAATGGAGTCAAACAAGCGACAAATACGCACCTGAAACAATGGAGCATAAATACCATAGCTTTGGAAAAAATCCTAGCAGAGTGACAATAGGCACACTAATACAAAAAGCAAAAGAAAACGGCTACATTGAAAAGGTAACTTTTGAAACTACTTTAACGTATGAAGTTAATCCGCTTTTCACTGACGATATAGACACGAAAAAAGCACCTGGCTTGGTCGGTGAGTGTATCAACTACATTAATAGCTGCTCAAGATACCCCCGCGAACATTTAGCAGTATCAGCGGGCCTGATGTCTGTTGCTAATATTGGCGGGATGCGGTTCGAGGATGAAGACTTTGGTGTAACACCAAATTTTTTCGCGTTTAATGTGGCAGGATCTGCAACAGGAAAGGAAGCAATACAACAGGCACAGAGCGAGCTGTTAGTTTGTGCGGGCCTTGGCAAAGCCAATTACGGTGTTATCAAATCCGAACAAGAGATTTATAGAAACGTATATAAACACCAGTTAACCAGTTATACAATTGATGAGTTTGGGATCTTGCTCAATAAGATAGAAAACGCGAGCAAAGGCGGTGCAGCTAGCTACTTGGGCGGCATCATTGGCGCATTAATGTCTGTGTATTCAAAAGCTGACGGGAAACTCCCACTTGGCGCAGACTTTGGCGAATCCATACAATCAGAGCTAAACAAGGAGATCGCGGCAATAACCAAACTGATTGATAATAACGAGGCCAAAGATTTTCACCATGAACTATTAGATAGCTTACGCGCGTTAGGTTTGCAGCTAGACGCGGGCTATATAGCGCGGCCATTCTTGACGCTTTCAGGTTATACAACGCCAAGCACTTTTCACAATATTGTTAGTTTTGCACAGGCTACAAACGGCTTTATCGGGCGAGCTATATTATTTGAGGAAAAGAACAATAACCCACTAGCCAAAAAGCGGTTTAAAAAGCCAAAGCTTAGCGAGGCATTGAAAACTAAGCTTGTTAAATTGAACTCAGGCGGACACGCTAGCGCGTACGCAGCACCACGAATTGAGTTTAATGGTACTCGGACACCAATTTTAACAGATAGCGCGGCTATGGACTTGCTAGACCTTATACAGGATGATTTGCATCACATGGCAGATCACGCGATGGAGACAAACGGATTAGAAGCCATTGTTCGTAGAGCTTTTGAGCTTGTTTTAAAGGTTAGCATGATCTTAGCAATGGGAGACGGTGAGCACAGAACCGTTGAGCATGTAAAGTGGGCCTATGCGTTGATCAAAAAAGACCTAGAAAATAAGATAAACTTAACTGGCGCAAACATGGCAGCAGAAGAAAAAAACATCAGTGAGGAAATATTATCCAAAGTAAAACACAAACTAGATACTAAAAACGGTGTAAGCGTGGGGGTTATTTCAAACAAACTCAGAGGCGTACAACGTGAAAACATCGAGAAAGCTTTAGAGTTTTTACTCAAAAACGGTGAGGCAACAATGGAGGAAGTGAAGCCAAAAAGAGGTGCGCCAAGTAAGCGTTATTTTGCTAAAAATTAATTTTAGTCACTAAAATTAATTTGGCTACTAAAATTAGTAGCCTTTTTTTTGCTTAAAAATCAGGGGCTTATGTTATTTTAGAAATTGTAGTTATTTTAGTAGCCCCTTATACATATATACATATATATACATACCCCCTATACATGTATTTTTCTGTATATTAGTAAATATCTCTATATGTCTGTTTTTCACCTCTGTAAATAATTAATAATTATTAATAATATAATAACTAAAATAATAATAATTAATAAAATCAAAGACTTAGCTCAAAAAACACATTACTAATATTAATAAAATTAACTAAAATAAAAACTGTGTGTTTTTGTTAGCCCTGTGTGTTAAGATTTACTTTACATAATTAACAGGAGAAAAACATGCTAGATAAATTAATTGAACACTTCGGAAGTCGTAAAGCTTTATATGAAGCACTTGGAGTATCGCGCCAAGCTTTGTTCCAATACGAACAACAAGGTTATTTGCCAGCGGCCAGGGCGATTGAGATCGAGACAATCACAAAGGGAAAATTTAAAGCTAAAGATATTTGTAAATAAATGCTTGACAATAAAATCAATAAAAAGTAAATTACTAACCAGACAAAAAAAGGAACTAAACAAATGAACAAACATATTTTATTAGTCATGAAATGGTTAGACGATAAAGATTCAGTTAGTCAAGAAGAGTTAGAAGAGAATAAGCGTATTTCTGTCGCTGCTTATTGGGCTGATGCTGCTGACGCTTATGCTGCTTGTGCTGCTGCTGATGCTGCTTATGCTGCTGATTATGCCGCTTGTGCTGCTGATTATGCCGCTTGTGCTGCCGCTGATTATGCGGCTTATTGGGTCAATAAGTATTTTAAAGAAACTGGCGAAGATAAAAACGAATATGTAAAGGAGTTAGAGAAATGAACAAACATATATTATTAGTCATGAAATGGTTAGACAATAAAGATTCAGTTAGCCAAGATGAGTTAGAGGAAAACAAACGCGAGGCTTGGGCTGTTTGGGCTGCTAATGCTGCTAATGCTAATGCTGCTGATGTTGATTGGGCGGCTGATGTTGCTTGGGCTGCTGATGCTGCTGATGCTGCTGCTGCTGCTAATTATTGGATTGATGAGTATTTTATAGAAACTGGCGAAGATAAAAACGAATATTTAAAGGAGATAAACAAATGAATACAATGAAATTATATACGGCAGAATGGTGTGGCCCTTGCAAGGGGATTAAACAATGGCTAGCTACACAATCATATGATATTGAGTATGTAGATATAGATAAGCTAGAAGAGCGCCCTG